ATGAATGCGAATAGAGTATTCTTTAGGAATGTCAAAAATAAGTCCAGTTGGTGCAAGAACTCTATCTTTTGGACATAATAGAACGCCACCATCAGTAGTCAATAGTCTTGTAAACTCTTTACCCGACTCATCATAACCTCTGAATGCCATCTTTCCATATGTGCATAGGGAGATGTCAAAACAAGCGGCATCTGTTGTTGAATATACGGGTGCTTGTGCTTCGGGATGTAGCTTGTGGAATTTCAATTTGATTGCCATAACAAAATCTCCATGATTTATTCAGTTTCAATTTTCTTTTTACCAATATTATACTTTGCTACTAGTTGCCAATCGTTCTTGTCCTTGAATGCCAATATCTTGATTTGATTTAATGGGCAAATAGGTTCTGCTGTTTTCTCCGGCTTGACTAGAGCAATTAGCTCCCACTCAGCAAGAAGATTGGCGATTGAATTACGTCTACCTATATCGCTTTCTGAAAAGTTAGTTGGTTTACCGTCAAGTGCAAACAATTCCTTGAAATGTGCGATATAGTATTTTCCCTGCTTGTGAAGAATGTGACAAGACTGATAGAGTGTCTGATCTTTCTTTGAAGCTACGCCAATTCTAGTCAATGTTTCTTTGACTTTAAGGAAGTCATCACGCTCTTTTAGCGTCACCTCCACCATGTCTTCTACGCTCCACATTACCCACTCCACCTTTTTTTGTTATAGTTATTATATGATCAACCTGATCAGAGGAGAGGATTCGCATTGCTTCTAGTGCTTTTGCGCTTGAACACTGGTAGTACTCTTTGATAGCATCCAGAATATCATTCTTCTCTTTCTTGACCCACGGCTGAAACTTGCGTTTCATAGATCTAATACTATTTAGATAATATTGGAATTGTAGCTTTTCGTCCAAACCGTGTCTCAAGTTCATTTCATTGGCATGTAATATAGAATCAACGTGATATGATAGCGCACGATTGACCACAAATGCATTATACGATTTCTCAAAGTCTGGCTCATTCGATAGATCCTTCTTCGTCTTTTGAATTGCAGGCAATATATCTTTGAATAGATCCATTTCAATACTCAGATACAGTATATTTTCTTAAAGTATCAGCTTCTTCTTTCGTAAGCTTTTTGACTGGTTTTATAGCATCCTGTTCAATGTTGACTAGAATCATTGTTCTACCATCTTTCGTAGTCCTCTTTCTTGTTTTAAAAGATTGTGGATTTGCCTCAAAAATATACCCATCCCACTTGAATTTATGTCGTGGCGCAGGAACCGATATGAAATATAGAACGTCAACATTTCTACATTTGTTCAATTGATTTGGTTTGAATGTAAATGCTTTCTCAAGAATAAACGGAACTTGCGTCTTCACCTCAATCGTTTGACCATCACATGTCATGTCCTTCTCGCGATCATAAGGATCAATCGATTCCTGAACAATCTTGCCTTGACTACTTAGCATATTGATGATTATCTTTTCACCAATTCTACCAAGAATATCAATGTCTCTTTCACGAGTTTTCATTTGAATGAACACTCCATCATGATCGTGGTCAAACACGCAACCATATTGATTTCCTGATCCGCAACAAATGCCGACTTATATTGATAGTCGGCAAGAATTACGACAGCCTGAGGAATAGACTGTGGTTGTAGAATATCATATAATGAGTCATAGATCAAACGGAAAATCTTGACTTGATCTGCATCATTATTCACACCCACCCACTTACGCATGGATGTAAAGTCTTTTTCCTTTAGATGCGCGACAAGATCTTTGAGATTGACATCAGCAACTTGTGCTAATACACCCGTGTCGATTTCACCCTTTACCGAATATCTCTGTAGCTCATTCAATACACGACGATAGTCAGGAAAGTGCTTTTGTATGATTTGAACAAGAACGGTATTATCGTACTTTACTTTTTCGATATCGAGGATGTGCTGGATTCTCTTTAGAAATCCAGCAGCCATCTTGACCTTGTTTCCGTTCTTGATCTTGAATTCAATCACAGAGCAGCGTGAATGAATCGCATCAATCAATCGCGCCTTGTAATTGCAAGTAAAGATGAAAGAGCAGTTTGCCGAAAACTCTTCGATTGCTGCTCTCATTGCTGCCTGTGCTTCTGGTGTCAGATAGTCTGCCTCGTCAATGATAACGACTTTTCTACCACCAGAAAAACTCATTGACGAGGCATATGACTTGATCTTGGTACGAAGAACGTCAATACCACGTTCATCTGAACCATTGATCACCATGAAATCACAACCCACTTCATTGCACATGGCCTTGGCGATTGTAGTCTTACCTACGCCGGGACCACCTGTAAGAAGAAGATTTGGAATGTTCTTTTGATTCACATATTCTTGGAATGCACTCTTGATATTTTCGGGAAGAATGCAATCAGAAACCTTCTGCGGTCGATACTTCTCGGTCCACAGAAATTGATCATTATTTGCCATTACAAATCTCCTTTTTACTTCACACCAGTATAACTACTAATTGAACACATTGCAAGAATTAAAGGAACAACGACGATCCAGAAGAATATAACAAGAGGCTTTCTCTGCTCTCTCGCCAATCTTCTTCGTTCTTCTTTTAGTTTTTCTTCTTCAAGTCTAATACGTTCTTGTTCTTGTCTAAACAATTGTAGTTTTCCGTAACAATCCGCACAAAACCAGACCGTACGATGTCTATAATGCGTTCTACTTGAACTATAACTTCTATTTGAAGATCTATAGTTTCCGGTTGTCCAAGAATTTGAGCTACTTGATCCTCCACCCTCGCCTTCCCAGCCGCCCGTTTCTTCTGTTACTTGCTCACAAAAAGCCTCGTTTTTTGGAACTCTAACATAACAAAGTTCACAAGCACATGTTGCATATCTTTTGCGAGCCATAGAAGATTATTTTTTACTCGTAACAGTCTCGTATGCGCTCTCGAAATCGCGGTTCTCTTGAGTGTCCATTTCGAAAGATCTATTGTAGTGTGTCTTTGCAAGACGGCGAAGAAGTCTCTTAGGAAAACCAATTTCCTCGTGCAACTTGTTTACCGTTTCCTTGACAAGATCACGTTCAGCAGCAACACGGGTCATGCTATCGTTTAGCACCTCAATAGCGTCAGCAACCTTTCTGATTTCTTCTGGCGACATTGCAGGAACGCCACTATTGTTACCAATTGTTGACATGTTATCACTCCTTCGTCTTTTCAGTTGCAATCCAATACTTGATTGGAATATTCTTGCCGGTGAAAGTCACGATTCCCTTTGTTGCAGCTACAGTATAATTGGTCGAGATCAACTTGATGTTCTCGGTACGAAGAACAAATTTGAAGCTTTCGCCATTACCCTTAGCGATCTGCAACTTCTGTGTATGTGACGAGTCATTCGTGGCATCAAATGTAGTGATATTAATTGCATCACCATCACTCTCAATGCTCATGTTTGGTTGCTGAAGAATTGCAACGCAACGAGAAATCCATGATAGATCATTTTCATCCAGATGAAAAGTAGCAACTGCACTAGGTACAGTCAGCTTCTTATCTGGTGGACATACGATCATGGATGCATCTGTATAACGATAGGTTATCGTTGAACGTCCATTGTGACCCGACAATGTTAGATGCTTGTCATAGAAAGACAATTCTGGATCATCCTTGCTGAGTGAAAGAACACTCAGAAAATTTGGAAGATCATAGATACCAAAGTCATTTGGAAACGATTCCTTGACCGTGGCTTCTACTAGAATGTTTTTCTGAGGCGAAATTGTTGAAATTGTGTCGCCCTTCTTGAAGAAAATCCCCTGATTGATTTGGGAGAAGTTCTTTAGAATGTTGATTGTATCCTGAGAAATTTTCATAATAAACTCCTTCAATGTATGAAGACAATAGTATCACATTAGTTTGGTGGAGTCAAGCACTCCAACATCAATTCAATCTCTTCTTCTAGATTTTCCTTTGTTCCATTGTTACTAATGGTATAATCAGTCTTATATCCCATCCACGCCCATTCTGAATAATGAACATCTGGTTTTATTCCAGAATCACCATTATTATACATTGTTGCATGAATATACCATTCTGGTATTGCGCCTCTTTGTATTTCTACAATCTTGCCGCCCATCTTGTGAACGGAGTCAATTTCGTTTGGAAATCTTACATCTGTGATTACATAATCACGATTTAGTTTTATTCTTTTTTCCAAACAAGCAACCCAGAAATCTGTATGAATGCAATCGCGCATACATTCAGTTCCTATTATTTGTAGAATGTATCTTGGTGTTATATCTTTACCAAACCTTTCAGACCACCATGGATCTTTACTTTCGCGAAACTCCCTAGACTCTTGTGTATCGCCTTCCAATAAATGACGAGGCCAGCCAAATAGACTTGCGGTAATTTCCTTAAGAGGAGCAGCGAAAGATTCGGTGAAGAATCCTCGCTGCGCCAATATTTCACCCGCAGTACCTTTGCCTGAGCCAATGGTACCAACGAATCCTATGATCATATGCGTCCTGTATACTGAGCAATCTTAGATAGGTCGCCAGTAAACGCAAATGTTCCGACATGTTGTGTCTTCATCCAAGGACACAGCCAAATCTTGATACCGATCTTGCGAGACATCTGACAGAAGAAATAATCTTCCGACAAATATCTCTCCGATGATCCTGGTGCATTTGGACCACGATCAATGATCGTATCAAAATACGCATGAATGTAGCGAGATCCGTCAAAGTGCTTTTGACCGACATGATCTGGCTTATAACGATATTCTGGAAATGCGTCTTCAAATTTCTTGAAGACTTCACGCTTGATCATCATGAAACCTGTACCGATTTCCATGACTTCAAGAGGTTCAGTAATTGAAAACTGCTTTGTTCCGGCTACTGGATTGAAAACGAATTCACCAATCAATCCATCAAGTTCGCCCGGAGAAATATCAGGCTTGTTCTTAACGGCCTGTGCGACATTACCCCAATTAATCGACTTCTTGGGATATGGTCCACCAATAATTTCTTTATCTAGAGCAAGAAGAGTTACAACATCTTGTGGATTGAAATGAATGTCAGAATCCAAAAACAAGAGATGCGTAAATCCTTCATTACGAAGAAATTCATCAGTAAGATAATTTCTTGCGCGAGTAATAAGTGATTCGTTAAATAGAAATGAAAACTTGGCTTCAACGCCATATTGATTTAGAATAGCTTGTAGATCCAAGCAGGACTTCATGTAAAGTCCATTTGCCATGCCGCCGTACATTGGCGTAGCAATAAACAATTTTCTTTTTCTTAGTTCCTCAACAGAGATAGAAATTTCCATAGTATACTCCACTCAAAAAATGATTACTAAACCATACTCCTATTTAGTTAGCAAATAGAAAGAAGGGGAAGATTTCCCTTCCCCTTCAATAGGCTCAACCTATACTAAACTCAGGCAGAACGACGAGTCTTGGTCTTGCGAGCAGCAGCCTTCATGGCCTTGGTAGGAGTACCAAGACGATAAACGCGAACAGTGCTGCCATCGCCACGACGCTTCAGGTTCGTGTAGATTGCGTGACCGTCCTGACGCAGCTCATGAATGCGCTGCGCAACGTTCTTGATACCAAAACGATTGCGACCCTGTGCAACCGAAAAAGTATTGTACGATGAGTTGCCCTTCAGAACCGAAAGCATACGAGCCTTAGCAGAAATCTTAGCCATATATAACACTCCATAACAAAAGGTTGCATCGAAAAAACGGAGCGGCGAGCAACCAAATACGCCGCTCCATTATTCAGTATTATATCAATACCGAATTGGTTTGTCAAGCATTAAAACACAATCTCGTTAGCCTGCTTGATCTTATCTTCAAGAGATGCATTCGTCGTTGCTGTAGACGTTTCCGTATTAGCAACAACAGGAGCATTAGCCTCTGCATCAATCTTTGTATACAGATCCATGAACGAAGTCTTGGTGTCAACATCAAAACGATTCAGACACAGA